AGATTATATTGAAGAAACCAGAGAACAGTTAGATTCTTGGGGTGTTAAATATAATGATGTATCAGTCTTCAAACCAATTTATGATATTTGGATTGATGATAAGGCAGTCGGTGTTCGTAGAGATACGGAAGGTGCAATATCAGAATTTAAAGCTGATATTGAACAGGCAATAGAGGTGTTATAGCTTGGGAGTCGTAGGTGTGACTTACCTTCACATCCCCTATGGCGGATTTAGTCACCCGCTTAATGATGTAGCGCAAAGGAGCCATTCTCGGCATATTTGAGAATGTGGCGGGCTACTGACCTAGCACCTCTTTTTTATAAATACAATTTTATGATGAGAACAATGACAAAGTTTAAATATAATGAAGATAAGATTTTGAAAGAAGTCCATGAGTACATAGAAAGTACCTATGGAGAACATTACGCAGGAGGTAATCAAAAAATCCAAATTCAGGATGTTTTGAACAGATGGAAATATCGGAAGAGTTTACACGCGGATGTGCGATGAAGTATCTCTTTCGATTTGGTAAAAAGGCTGGGAAGAATCGGAAGGATCTTCTCAAGTGCATGCATTATATTTGTTTATTATATCATTATGCTTTTGATGGGCAAGATATTCAAGAATCATACCAAAGCCGTGATAGTGATACAGTAGATCTAACATATCAGTCGGAAGGACTAGATGCGAATAATTGAAGAGGTCAAACTCGATTTTAGTGATGTATTAATCAAACCAAAGAGGTCTACTCTGATCTCACGCAAAGATGCATGGTTAGCACGAAAATTCAAATTTAGACATTCAGATAGAATATGGGAAGGTATTCCTATTATTGCCGCCAATATGGATCATACTGGCACGTATGAGATGAACGATGCCCTTTATGAGTATGGGATGTTGACGGCATTATGTAAGTTTGAAAAATATACAGACAGAGCAAATCTGATTCAGACAATCGGATTAGACCAGAATTTAGATACGTTAGATTATGACGATTCAGATTTTATTTGTCTGGATGTGGCAAATGGATATACAGAAAGATTTAATGAGTTCGTTGAAGTGATGCGAGGACACGAAGCAACCAAGGACAAAATAATCATAGCAGGAAATGTATGCACACCAGAAGCAACGGAACAGATAATCATGGCGGGAGCAGATATTGTGAAAATTGGGATCGGCCCTGGGTCAGTATGTACTACTCGGAAATTGACAGGCGTTGGATATCCTCAGTTAAGTGCCACGATGGAGTGTGCGGATGCGGCTCACGGACTCGGCGGTCATATCATCACAGACGGCGGTTGCACAGTGGTGGGGGATATAGCAAAGAGCTTTGGGGCTGGTGCCGACTTTGTAATGTTAGGTGGTATGTTGGCAGGACATGCTGAATGTAATGGTGAAAGAGTTGGTAATCATAATGGTAATAAGATGAAATTCTATGGCATGTCTTCTGAAGATGCTCAGATTACATATTATGGAGAAAAACAAACTCATCGTGCATCAGAAGGAAAGACAGTCTATGTGGATTATAAAGGATCAGTTAAAGATACAATAGAAGAAATTATGGGAGGGTTGAGAAGTGCCTGTACTTATGCAGGTGCAAGAACTATAAAAGACTTACCTAAGTGTACAACTTTTGTGAGAGTTAATAGACAATTAAATGAGGTATTTTCATGAATGATTTAACAGACTTTCAAAAAGTAAAACAGAAAGAGTGGGATGAATTTGGTAAAACAAATAAGACAAGTAAAATAGAACTGTTAAAGGAAAATTCGTGGTTCTTAATTTTTGGTTTCTTGATATTCTTTTTTGCAATAGTAGGTCGAACTGAAGCAGGTGAGTGGAATGAAAAACCAATCATGTGTGCAAATGAGGTAGAAACTTTTGATGCAATCAAGACAAAAAAAGAAGAACTGATTTTTAAAGCAACACAGTTTACAAAAGTTAGAACTGATGTAGGACTTGCAAAGAAGCCAGTTGGTGTTGCAGTTGATATGTATGTCAATCCAGAAACAGGAACATACACGTTAGTTGAGTTTCATCCAACATACAAATCATATTGTGTAATTTCTTATGGGGCAAATTTTCAAGTCTTCATAGGGGGAGTACAATGACAAAATTATGGTATCAATGGGATGAGATGCGGAGAGATGTGAACACTCTCTGTAGAGATATTACTCTGGATAAGTTTGACCCTCAAGTGATTGTAGGTTTGTCAAGAGGTGGACTTACGCCAGGTGTTATGATTAGCCATTGGTTACAGAAACCATTTAAACCAGTTAAGGCTGCATTGAGAGATTTTCCAGAATGGGAAGATTATCTGCCAAGAAAGACAGATGAACGAGTTCTCATTGTGGATGATATATGTGATTCTGGTGAAACTTTTCATAAAATAAAAGAACACATTAAGGGGCCAAGGCTCAACTCTCCATTGGAGTTACCAGTGGAAGTTCGATTCGCGTCTCTATGGTGGAATAATGAGTGTGACTTTGAACCTCATTATTACGTGCAGGAGTGTGCGAAAGATACAGAAGGTATCTGGATACATTTTCCGTGGGAATCGTGGTGGAACACGCCTGTTTAACTTAAACTCAGAAGGAGTACAATGAAAAAATTGTTAGTAAGTTTAGTAGTACTTGTGTTTGCGACAAGTGGTTTCGCAAAAGAAGTTACCTTGTTGATGGATTGGTTTCCACAAGGTAATCAGAGTGGGTTTTGGCAAGCCCAGTTTGATAACAAATATCATGATGATGTGACTATCAAAATTAAGTCAGGTGGCCCAAAGGTCAATACTACTAGTGCAGTTGCATCTGGACAGGTAGAGTTTGGACTTCAAGCATCAGATAGTGTGATGTTGGCCAATGCGAAAGGTGCAGGACTCAAAGGAATCTTTGTGAGTCTTAACCATGTACCTTATACACTAGTGTACCATCCAAATACTGGTGTCAAATCTGTTAAGGATCTTGATGGTAGACCCTTTGCAGTAAAGATGGGAGTTACCTATTGGAAATGGGTAAAACATACCTATGGTCTTAATAAGGTAAAGGAGTTTCCATTGACAGGAGACTTGGGGTTGTTTGCTCGAACAAAGAATCAATTCCAACAAGGGTATTCACTCTTCCTTCCTGCAAGGTTGGATGCAAAGAATGTACCTAATGAACAGATTACAGTAGAGAGTCTTGGGTATAGACCTTATAGTGTATTGTTCACTACTGACAAGATGATTAAGGAGAATCGTGAGTTGGTTCAGACAGTTGTTGACCGATTGAGCATTTCCTTTCATAAGTCATTGGTTGATCCAAAACCAACAAGGGATTTCATTCTTTCCAAGAGTAAGAAAGTCAATGCAGAAATTCATAACAATGCAATTGAGTTGATGAAGAGAGATTTTTTACCTCAAGATTGGAGTAAGATTGGATGTCAGAATCCTAATAGATGGGTTGAGTTGTCGAATCAAATGAAAGAGGTTGGAGTATTACCAACTAGTTTTGATCCTCATTCATCCTATGATACTTCATTCAAAAAAGGTTGTTTCAAATAGAAAGTATATTATGATTAGTGTCTCAGAAGTCACTAAAAATTTTGATGAAGTTCATGCGTTATCTGAAGTAAACGTGGACATTACTGCAGGAGAGTTCGTTACAATAGTCGGGCCCTCTGGTTGTGGTAAGTCCACCTTGCTCAGAATAATTGCAAATATAATCTCTCCATCAAGTGGTAGTGTCTCAAAACCAGACAAGGGTGCATTCGTATTTCAAGATGCAGCACTTCTTCCTTGGAGAAATGTTCAAGACAATGCAGAACTCTTGATGGAGTTGGAAAATGTTGATAAGGTTGAGAGAGAATATAGAGTAGAGAATGCTTTGAAACAAGTAGGTCTTTCTGGTTTTGAAAAAAGTTATCCACATCAACTTTCTGGTGGCATGAAAATGAGATTGTCTCTTGCAAGGTCACTAGTATTAAGTCCAGAATATCTTCTCCTTGACGAACCACTTTCGGCAGTAGATGAATTGACAAGAGAAGTTCTTCAAGAAGAAATCCATACACTTTGGAAAGAAGAAAAATTTACGGCAATTCTTGTGACACATAATGTTGCAGAGGCTGTATTCCTATCTAATCGGGTTATCGTGATGTCACCACGGCCTGGAAAAATTACACATACTATTGATATACCATTCGAGAAACGTGATACATTATTGAGGTCAAAAACTCAGTTTACAAAATTGGTGAATGATATATCTGGAAAGTTAAGGACATGGAAATAGCATGGATCAAGATCAAATTATTATCATATATGGTTGTGTTTCTATTATTCTTTATGGTTGGATATACTATTACACAAGCAGGTGAGTGGAATGAAAAACCTATCATG